CTCCGGCGATGCGCAGGTCTACGGCGATGCGCGGGTCTCCGGCGATGCGCGGGTCTCCGGCGATGCGCGGGTCTCCGGCGATGCGCAGGTCTACGGCGATGCGCGGGTCTCCGGCAATGCGCAGGTCTACGGCGATGCGCAGGTCTACGGCGATGCGTCGATCATCTGGTTCACCAAAGTCGGTAGCGATAACGGGACCTTGACCGTCTTCCGCTCGGCAACCGGCCTGCTTGCCACTCGTGGCTGCTTCATCGGCACTGACGAACAGTTCCTTGATGCCGTCGACCAGAAGCACGGGGCTTCGAAAATTGGTCACGAATACCGACTTTTGATCGAAGTTGCGCGTTCGCGGATCGATGTTTCTAAGCCGGTTCCTGAATCTGCTGCATCGCCAACTAATTCTAAGGAGATGTGATGGCTAACCGATACGAAATCAGAGAAGACGGCACAAACAAGGTTCTGATGTGCGCCGGCGGCAATCTGGCTGCAGATGCGTTCTTCGATCAGCATAGCCGCACCTATATCGAGGTGCGCACCGTACGCAACGCGCGCCAAGACGAGGACTTCAATAATGTTCATGTCATCTACGTAGCTGAGGCTGCAGCATGAGCCTCCGCGACTGCCTCCAAGCCTTGGCCGTGGTTCTCGTCCTCGGCGTGGCCCAAGCGGCCTGCACCGATGCCGGCGACTACGCCGCACCGACCAAGGCCGACATCGAGCGCGACATCCAGACCCAGCGCGCGCACCTGTGCGAGGCCGACGGCTGGGCGAAGGACAACAAGATCGCCTTCGAGCGCGCTTGCAAGGGCGAGCTGCTGAGGAAGTCGACATGAGAGAGATTACCGTCCGCGCCTCTTCCTGGGGCTCGCTGTTCGACTGCGCACACCGTTGGGAAGGTGAGCACCTGCTCGGCATGAGAAAGCCCAGCGGCCTGCGCGCCCAACTCGGGACAGCCATTCATGCCAGTACCGCTGCGTTTGACTTGGCGCACCTGGCCGGCGCCGATATCTCGCCTGACGCCGCCGCCGACACTTTCATCGAGACCCTACGCAAGCCACAGAACGACGTGGATTACTCGCAGGACGACCTGACGGTCAAGGACGCGGAAAAAATCGGCCTGGTGCTGCACACCAAATACTGCACCGAAATTGCGCCGAACATGAATTACCAGTCGGTAGAAATGCCGCTGGAGCCAATGATTATTGACTGCGGCCAGGGAGTCAACGTGCGCCTGACCGGCACGATGGACCGCGCCCGTGTGGTAAAAGCCGTCGACGGCAAAGTCATCAATGACGTCAAGACCGGCGCGCGCGTGATTTCCAAGGGCATCGTCAATGTGCAAGGTCGCTCTGCCCAGCTCGGCACCTACCAGCTCATGTCTGAGCATACCGACGGCGAGCCCACGGTCGGCGCGCAAATCACTGGACTGCAAACCACTGCCGCGGCGCCGGTCGGCGTGAGCCATATTTTCGATGCCAAGAAAATCATGCTCGGCACGGAAAACGAAAAGGGCTTGATCGAGTACGCCGCGATCATGTTCAAGACCGGCCTGTTTCCTCCCAATCCCCAATCGCAACTTTGCAGCCCCAAGTACTGCGCCCGCTGGGCTAAGTGCATGTATCACGAATGACCATTTAACCCCGGAGAAGATCATGAACGACGAAACAAAAACAACCGCCATTTCCCATTTAAAGAATCCACCACCGCGGGAGGCATCGCTGCCAGCCGTGCGCGCCGGCTTCTTCGATCTGCAAGGGTTCGAGCTGCTGCAACGCGTTTCTAAGGCATTCGCCAGCTCCAGCCTGGTGCCCAAGCAATACCAGGGCGACGTCGCAAACTGCATGATCGCCCTGAATCTGGCGCGGCGCCTGCAGGCCGACGAGCTGATGGTCATGCAAAACCTGTATGTCGTCCACGGTAGCCCAGGATGGTCCAGCAAGTTCCTGATTGCCTCGGTGAATACCTGCGGCCGCTACAGCACCATGCGCTACGAATGGCGCGGCAAGGCAGGTGCGGAAGATTTCGGTTGCCGTGCCTGGGCTATCGAGCTGAAAACAAACGACCGCCTGGACGGCATTTGGGTGGACTGGAAGATGGTGCGCGCCGAGGGCTGGGACAGCAAGAACGGCTCCAAGTGGAAGACGATGCCGGACCAGATGTTTATCTACCGTGCGGCCGCATTCTGGCAGCGCGCCTATGCCCCGGAAATCAGTATGGGCATGAACACCGTAGAGGAACTGATCGACGTCATCGACGTGAGCGCCGACGGCTCTTACACGATTACCACCGAAGAACTGCGTGCCGGCACCTCGCGCCCTGCCGAAGTCATCGACCAGGATACCGGCGAAGTAGGAAAAAAGAACTCCCCCGATGAAGCCAGCACCGCGTCCGCTGGGCCTGCGAGTGAAACCAGCTCGCAGGCAGAAACTGCGTCCGACAGCGGCCTGACCTTCGCCAAGGTCGCCGATTCCCTGAACAAGGCCAAAGACCTGGAGGTGTTGGATGTGGCCGCCGACTTGATCAGTGCAATCGAGGATCCCCAGCAGCAAGACGAGCTGCGCGGTATCTACAAGGATTGCAAAAAGCGCCTGACCAACGCCGCAAAGCCAGCACGCGGCGCCGCCAAGCCTGACCCAGGCGTCAGCCTGGAATAACCAGCACCACCACCTCGACCACTCTTAGGAGCATTCATGTTTCAACTCGATAAACAAACCGTCAAGCTGTCCAACTTCAATGCGCGCTCGGAGCTGAACGGCGAGACGCGCAAACCGGCAGCAGATATTTCATGCAGTGCCCAGCTGCCGAACTCCATCCTCGATAGCTTCGACGCTGCCCTGCGCCAGTTCCTGTATATGCCGCCGGCCAATCCTGACTTGGCTGAGCAAGCCAATCCAGACGCGGCTACAGCGCTGCGCCTGCCGTTGCTCGGCCTGCCGCTGGACTGGTCGCTGGTGCTGGAAAACCGCAAGCTGACCATCGACTACGGCCTCGGCGACGAGAAAAGCAATATCGTCCTGGTCGAGTGCAAGGTCCACAAGTTCAAGATCACGCCCCAGAACGGCGGTTCCGTGCTGGTGGCCTGGCAGATCAGCGCCCATCCTGACGCCGCTACCGCTGGCTGGCTGTATGACCACCAGCAGCAGGAGATCGTGATCAGCATCGAAGACGCGGCACCCCAAGACGATGCCCAGGCGGCCATCCCCGGCACCAAGTCCAAGAAGCAGAAGAATGCCGAGGCCAAGGAAAAGCTGAACGAACTGTTCGTTAAAGGCGAGCCGGGCGACGCTGGAACACCTGTCGACATGACAGAGCCAGGTGCTGCCGCCAGTACCGACGACGAGACGGACGGCATCAGCATCAACATCGAATAACAAAAACCACAACCAAGCATCAGGAGAAAAACCATGACATACGAACTCTTTTACGACACCGAAACCACCGGCCTGCCGAATTGGTCCGCTCCATCCGAAGACCCGAGCCAGCCGCGGGTAACCCAGCTGGCCGCCCAGCTGGTGAATACCGAGACTCAGATCGTCATCGCTTCCATGGATTTCATCATCCGGCCGGACGGCTGGACTATTCCGGAAGAGCTGCAAGAGCTGACCGGCATCACCATGGAGCTGGCAAACGATGTCGGCGTGTCGATGCGCATGGTCTTGCCCTGCTTCCTGGATCTGTGGATGTCCAGCACCCGCCGCGTCGGACACAATGAATCATTCGACATGCGCATGCTTCGCATCGAGCTCATGCGCAACAGCGCCTATATGGAAATGGCAGACGAATGGAAGGCTGGCGCCTCTTTCTGCACCCAATCCAACAGCATCAAGATCGTCAATCTGCCGCCGACTGCGAAGATGGTTGCTGCCAAGCGCACTGGGCCTAAGCCGCCGACCCTGGGCGAAGCCTACGAGTTTTTCACCGGCGAGAAGCTGGACGGTGCGCACAACGCCATGGTCGACGTGAACGGTTGCAAGGCCGTCTATTTCGGTATCCGCGACTACGCGCCGGCATCGCTGGCGCTGTAACTCTCAACGCTGGCGCACGCATTAGCGGGCATGCAACGTACTACCGCTGGAGATGAGACTCGCACCAGCCGCCAGCACCCAATACAAGGAACGATCATGAAACTTTCACGAATCCAGGTTGATAACTTCCTCGGCGCGCATCAGATCGATGTCAAGCTGACGACTCCCGTTACTCTGTTCGCCGGCCCGAACGGCGCCGCCAAGTCCAGCATCGGCGAAGCCGTGCGCATGGCGATGACCGGCGACGTGGTGCGCGTGAAGTTGAAAAAGGAATATTCCCAGCTGGTGACCGACGGCGCTAAAGCCGGCGGCGGCCTGATCACCACCGACAACGAAAGCACCTACGCATTCAACGTGCCAGGCGGTGAAGTCAAGGCCGACGACGGCCTGCCGACTGGCGACACCGTTGGCGTGGCACTGAACGGCCAGTACTTCACAGCTATGACCGACGACGAGCGCCGCACCTTCCTGTTCAGGCTGACAGGGATCAAGATCAAAACCGACGACATCAAGGCCAGGATGACTGCGCGCGCCTGCGACCCCGCTAAGATCGAGGCGACCTTGCCGTTGCTGCGTACTGGTTTTCCCGACGCCTGCGACTTCGCTAAGACCAAGGCGACCGAATCCAAGGGCGCATGGCGCATCACCACCAGCGAGACTTACGGCGCGAAGAAAGCCGATATATGGAAGGCCGAGAAGCCGGCGCCGATGGCGGCCGATGATCAACCGACAGCGGAAACACTGGCTGCCTTCGATACCGACATCGCCGAATTGAATCAGAAAATCGGACAGATCACTGCCGAGAGCAACACCCGCACCGCGAACGCCGGCAAGCGCGCTGCGCTGGCAACCCGCGCCGGCAATGTCGACCGGGTGCGCGAGAATCTGGGACATGCAAAGGGTGAGCTGGCCGCCTACGAGCCGCAGGTAGTAGCACTGCGCGAGCGCGCCGCCGGCACTATCCGGATCGGCCTTGTCCATGACATGGCGGCTTTCCTGTTCAGTTTCACGCCTGAAAATGGCGAAGACCGCGTTGCGTCCGACAAGTTGCTGGACCGCTACGAGGAAGAACACGGCGAGATTTCCGAGGTCGGCACCGTCGACCAGGATGCAAAAAACTCCCTGCCGGAATATGAGCGCGGCCTGGAAGTCATGCAGAACGCTGTCAAAAATCTGGAGCGTGACCTGGCCAGTGCCATCGCTGCCAAGGCTGAATTCGACGCCCTGGCGCCAGCCGAGAAGGAAGCGCCATTGCCTGACCTGGCGCAGCTGCAAAACGATCTTGCCCAGCTAAAGACTGACAGCGCCATCACTCAGGGCCAGGTCAATGCCGCGGCGAACTATGACAGCCTAGTCGAAGCATCGAAGAAAAAGACCGCTGACGCTGCTAAACATCACGCCGATGTGTTGGCCTGGACCGTAGTGGCCGACGCCCTGGCACCCGATGGCATCCCCGGCGATCTGCTGGTCGAAGCCCTGGCGCCGGTCAACGAATCGCTGGCAGTGGAAGCCACGATGACGAGCTGGATGCAAGTTTGTATCTCGCCGGATATGCAAATCACCGCCGGCGGCCGCACCTATAACCTGCTGTCCGAGTCGGAAAAATGGCGCACCGACGCGATGATCGCCGTCACGGTGGCGCGCCTGTCCGGACTCAAGATCCTGATGCTCGATCGCGTCGACGTGCTGGACCTGCCGGGCCGCTCGACGTTGCTCAGCTGGCTGAACGCTCTGGTGATCGATGGCGATATCGAAACCGGCCTGCTGTTCGCTACCCTCAAGACGCTGCCGGCCAAGATGTACCCGACCATGACAGCGCACTGGATCGAGGGCGGTGCTGTCGTCAAGTTTAAGGAGGCTGCATAATGTCGCGCCAGATTGCATGGAAGCTATCAGCAGCTCAGGCAAAAAAGGTGTTGAACCCGTTGCCAGTGCCTACCGAATGCCCGTATTGCAAGGGCAAGGTTTCCGTGGTCGACAACAAAACGATCTACGGCCGGCAATATGGCAAGTGGCCGTTCGCTTACAAGTGCGAAAGCACCGAATGCGACAGCTACGTCGGCATCCACCCAAAGACAGAAATCCCCCTCGGCACCTTGGCGAATAAGGCCACGCGCTCCGCTCGCAAGATGGCGAAGGCTGTCTTCGCACCGAAGTGGGAAGGCGGCGAGATGACCAAGGACGAAGCCTATGCATGGCTGGCCGGCGAGCTGGGCATCGCCGATATAAATCACTGCCATGTCGGCTGGTTCGATATTGCGATGTGCAACCGGGTGATCGAAGTCTGCACCAGGAGGCCAACATGAACGATCTGACAAAAGAAGATTGGTTAGAGCGTTGCAAGGCTGAACTGATCCGGCTTGGTCCTGATTTTACCGATCTCGAAGCATCCGATCTGGCGCAAATTCTATTCGATATCGAAGGCGAGTCATGCATGCCATCAGATACACCAGAAGAAGCGGCCGCCAGCGAATTAGATGCTTGGGGTGAATAGACATGACCCACCGCCTAACCACCGCCCTGCTCTACGCCACCTGCGCGCTGGCCTTCGCCGACCTTTTAATGCAAGCACTGATGGAGAAATTATGAGCATCGATATTGAAGCAGAGCGGAAGCTGTTTGAGCCAGCACTGAAAAAACTATGCGCGCCGCTTTCTACGCCTGATTTGCGGCGTTGTGCCGATGGCGTCTATGGAAGCACTTGGACGCAAACTAACTTTGATGTTTGGCTGGAGCGCGCCGCACTGGCTGCACCGCAGCAGGAGCCGGTTGCTCTCCGCTGGCCTGGGCCATATGGTCATTATTTGTATTGCTCCACCCATGATACGGTGCCCACAGAAAGATTGGATGCTGCAGAACAACTTTTCACTGCTGCACCTCCAGCAGCTCCGGTGCTGAGTGATGAGGAAATAGAAGAAATCGCTTTGCGCAGTGAATTCTGGGACAAGCATTTCGGATTTGAGAATTTCTATTGGCTGCCATTCGCCCGCGCCCTACTCGCCAAGGTAGAAAACAAATGAAACCGATTCCCGGATTTGATGGATATTTTGCCGAAAGCGATGGGCGCATTTTTTCTGGACCGAAATCCCCGATTCATGGAAAAAACCATAGTGGAATGTACTTGACTCAGGGAAGACATACCAAGGGATATATGTGCGTCAAAATTCGGACGAATAATATTTCAAAGACCCAATTCGTTCATCGTTTGGTTGCTCTTGCATGGATCCAAAATCCAGAAGGAAAAAAACAGGTGAATCATATTAATGGGGAGAAATCGGATAACCGTGTAGAAAATTTGGAGTGGTGCACGGCGCAAGAGAATATCAGGCATGCGATCGAGACTGGCGCGACTAATACTAGGGCGCCCAACAAGCTTGCGGCAGCAGCAAGGAACGCTATTTTAGCGCGAGAATCCCTTAAAAATATACGGGGCAACAGGCCATGACCACCGGCAGCTACACCAGCGGCCGCGGCTACCCGCCGCACCTGACACCAGGCAATCTAAATTGCCACACCTGGCGCGGGCAGGAGCAGATCGGCCGCTCTACAACCTGCCTCATCTGCGGCATCCAGAGCAACACGCGCAACCGGAACGGCGACGCGCGGTTCATCCGCGCCCATCGGCGCTGCGGGTTGTTTTTGAAGGGGAACAGGCCATGACAGTAAAAACCCAAAATGCCACTGTCTACCACGGCGGTAATCGCCGCTGGTTCACGCTGAACGCAGCATGCCGCGCCGAGGCCAAGAAGGCAATCAAGATGCGCTGCGAGTGCCAACGTGGAGACTGGAATGGCAGTCAAGGAACGCCAGGTGAAATCTGCTTCTATCACGATCCGGCCAATTACCCGCGTCTGGTTCGCCGACTTGCCAGGATGCACAGAATCGCATACTTGGGAAATCTGCCATGAAAGCCGAACTACTCACCGGTGAAATAGTGACTCTGGAAAAGGGTTGCAATTGCATTACCCACAATGAGCCGCACTGGGTTCACATGGACACAGCCTGGCGCGAGAGCAATCGGAAGATGCTAGACCCAACCGGTAAGGACGCCATGCAGCAATATTTTGGCGCGATGGGGATCGCGGTGGAAGATTTGGCCCGACTCGACCAAAAGCTGCGCATGATGAAATCGCTCGGCATAAACCGGCTGATTCCGGAGGCGAGCGACGAATTGACCGATATTCAGCGCCAAAAGATGCTGAACCATTTCGAAGACCTGCGGCCGCCAGAGCCAAAACAAACACCAGCAGAATACCTGGACACTAAAACACAAGTGCGAATCGAAGCGAAGGAAAGACTGTGAAAGAACGACCAATCCTCTTTACCGGCGCCATGGTGCGCGCCCTGCTCTCCGGCGACAAAACGCAGACGCGCCGGATCGTGAAGCCACAGCCGGCAGTATCCGATGCCGGCAATCTTATGGGTGAATGGCTGCGCCGGCCACTTGATGGGCTGCTGCTGCCAAAGTTACAGGACATCGCGATTCACTGCCCGTTCGGCCAGCCTGGTGATCGCCTCTGGGTGCGCGAATCTTTTTGGGGCTGCGACCTGCCGGGCTTCGGCGATCAACCATGCGTGGTCTACGACGACGAGTGGGTAGGCAAGGAATATCAGCCGGCAGCGGCTCGGCCATGGGCGCGCAAGTTTGGGCGAATCCCGTCAATCCACATGCCGCGCGATTGCAGCCGGATCCTTCTGGAGATTACCGCCATGCGCGTCGAGCGACTGCAGGACATTAGCGAGGCAGACGCAGCCGCCGAGGGTTGGCAGCGCCGTCCGGAATTATCGGACGACCCGACTGTTCACGCCGACGCCGCCCGCGACTGGTATAGCGACCTGTGGGAATCAATCAATGGTGCCGGCAGCTGGGCAGCGAATCCTTGGATCTGGGTAATTGAATTTAAGCGCATCGACGGAGAGTAAAATGACCGACCAACAAACCTTGATAGAATGCGCTGCAAAGGCTGTGCAGATATTCGCCGAGCAGCATCCACGGCCGTCCCAGGTCACGCAGGCCCAGGCGGCGCAGATGCTCGGTGTGAGCGCCCAGACCGTGGGCCGTATGGTGCGCGCCGGCCGGCTGCCGCTGAACAAGCTCGGGTATATCCCGATTTCGGTGATTGACCAAGCGCTGTTGGTTAAATAGGAGAAGTCATGAATGTACAAATTGAATTTTTGATGACGCATGACAGCGACGTTTACGATATTGGTCGCATTCCTTGCATTGGGGAGCATGTAGCCATTGGATTTAATGGATCTAGCCATGAGGTGAAATCGGTGATTCATATTCTTGATGCAGACCCAGTTACGCAGGTACAAGCGATTGTGAGGGTGAAATGACAAAAACTAGCGAACTGACCGGCGCGCTGCTGGATTATTGGGTAGCGAAGGCTAATGGCTATCCGCTTTGCGGTGACGCAATGCAAATAGATTACATCCTGATCGGGACCGGAGAAGGCGATCTTCAACGATTTTCTCCCTCCACCGATTGGTCAAAGGGCGGCAAGATCATCGAGCGCGAGCGCATTCACATTGCCTATATGCCGAGTGATGTACAACCAGAAGTGCCGCGTTGGTATGCCAACCTACACTCACGGCTCAATGCTAATGGTAGCCGCTCTCAAGTTGGGCCTACGGCATTGATTGCTGCCATGCGCTGCTACGTCGCTATCAAGTTCGGTGATGAAGTGCCGGATGTCCCGGCATAGAGTTGCCACACCTTCATTACACCTTTTGCCCGCAGAGCCGCATAAACACTCACTTCGAGTTTCCGGCCTCGGGCACCACTATGCCGAATGGAATGTAATTCACCAACTGACATTTCCATTCAAATCAATGAGTTAGAAAAAAGTGCTGGAAGAATATATCGCTGACATCGATATTAAATTACACTTCACTCCACTTTTTCTACACTTCAAACTACACCTCAATGGCAAGTATCCAGAAAGTCGGCGCGAGCTGGAAGGCTCAGATTGCCATCCTCGGCCGCCGCGAGAGCAGATCGTTCAAGACGAAGCGCGAGGCTGAGGCATGGGCCGGCCGTCGGGAAACTGAGATCAGGGATGCCAAGAACCTGCATCCTGGCGAGCGCCACACGCTGCTGGATGCGCTGCGCAAGTATGCTGAGGAAGTATCCCCTACCAAACGTGGGGAGCGCTGGGAGACGCTGCGGCTCAATGCCTTCGAACAGCATGCGCTGCCGCTGACAAAGCCGATCGGGAAGATTGTGCCAGAAGACTTGGCAACCTGGCGTGACAGCCGGGCCAAGATTGTGCAGCCGGGCACCATCCTGCGGGAAATCAGCCTGCTATCGGCGGTCCTAGAATCGGCCCGGCGCGAATGGCGCTGGATCGACCAGAACCCGCTGCGGGACATGCGCAAGCCGAAAGAGCCGAAGCACCGCAAGACGCTCATCAGCCGGCCGCAGCTCAAGCGCATGCTGCGCCAGCTGGGATATGTCAAAGGGAAGGTTCGGACGATCACTCAGGCGGTGGCCTGCTGCCTGCTACTGGCTCTGCGCTCAGGAATGCGCGCCGGCGAGCTATGCGAGTTGACCTGGGACCGGGTGCACACCGGCTACTGCCAGCTGGTAAAAACGAAGAATGGCACCGAGCGCGATGTGCCGCTGACGCCCAAGGCGCGGGCAATCATCGAGCAGATGCGGGGATTTGACGAGGAACTGGTGTTCGGATTGAAAGCACAGACATTGGATGCCCTCTTCCGGCGCGCGCGAGAACGGGCTGGGCTATCGGGATTCACCTTCCACGATTCGCGCCATACGGCCGCTACATGGATCGCCGGCCGCATGCAGTCAAACGGCATAGCCGCCCAGCAAGCTGTCTTCGACCTCTGCAAGATGTTCGGCTGGACCAAACTCGACCAAGCGCTGGTCTACTACAACGCCAGCGCTGCCGACATCGCCAAGCGGATTCTCTGATTATTGAAGCTTGACCGCTATTTTCTTTATTTCGTCTCTGACGGCGTTGTAGTCGTCGACGCAGGTGTTGAGGTCGCGCACCGATCCATCAGCGTCTGTGGCGATTGAGACAAGAGAGTCAGCAAACGCAGGCAATAGTTCGGTTCTTGTTTCTTGACTGTCGCCGGCAACGGTGGTATTTCCGGTATCGGCGTTTTGACGAGCCGCGCGGGTGGCGACTGACAAGCGCACAGCACCGCTGCGGATATCAGCGCGCAAACTATCGATTGTGACTTTTGCATCGTAATTCTCCTTTTGGTGATTCTGCTCGTTGACATCCAGGCGCTTCGCCAGGGTGCGCTCGCCGGTAGCCACTATCGTCGTGGCTTCCGTTTTTGCTTCGGCTACTGCTGCATCGGCCTTGGCAACTTTAAGCGCGGCCGCCTTCGATTCAGACCGATGCCCATGGAAGTCGCCGGCGCCGAAGGCCAGACCGATGCTCAGGAGAACGGCCAGCCACAGACGAGGATCGAGTATCGTGATCATGGCAAATCCTTTTCACATAGTGCGCGCTCGGCAGAGCGACGTTTGACAAGGCCAGGAAGTATCTTGCCGCCAGCGTAGACCCACTGCGGTCGACCGCTATCGCTTTCATTCATCGCGCGACAGGCGCCGCGGAAGTCGCCGTCATTGAAGCGGCGGGCCGTGGTGCTGTCGCAATAAGCGCTGGTGCCGATGTTGTAAGCCCAGGACACAGCGGCCGCCAGCTGGTAGGTGCGCCCTTTGAGCACTGGTGTGCATTTCAGCACTGGCTCGGCGTGGCCGACCAGCCCATTTTCAAGAGATTCCTGACACTCGGCTTTGCTGTAGGCTTGGCCGACAACGACATTCTTGGTATCGCCGCTGCATTTTGTGGCTATGCCGATCGGATCCCGATAGCCCTTAAAAATCGTGCCTTCGAAGTTCGGCACGATCACCAGCAGGATCGCCGCAGCGCCAGCGCCGACAATGCTGACCAACGTTTTCTTGCCTGGAGCTTTTGGTTGATCAGCCATTACCGTCACCACGTTTTTTTTGGTCGATGACACGACCAATCATTCCCAGAAAAATCAGGGCCACCGTGAGGCCCTGCACGATACCAACGGGGATGCTGGCCTTCATATCCTCCGGGATATACATCCAGGCCCCTTGAATCGAACCAGCGAGCGTCATGCACCACATGGATATCCACTTCCAGCACTCTTTAGCGTCATCGACAAGTTTCATTTTTCACCCCAAATAATTTCCGATTTGCATTAAAAAATCTATATTTCCATCTGAACATATATAATTAACATCATGTTTCAAAACCGATTAACGATTGGAGACTGCTGTGTTAAAGCAAATTTTTAAGCGCTTCTCGAATGCGCTACAAACCGACAGCGTCATAAAAGCAAAAAATCAGATAGAAACGGACGGCTTTTGTGTGCTAAAAAACGTTCTCTCATCGGAAGAATGCGACGCCATCACAGCAAGTTTCGATGATTATGTTTTGCAAAATCAGGCTGAGGCCGATCAATTCACACTCACCACCAAGCGGCATTCTCGTTTATGCAATATGCACCTGGTGAGCGAGCCGGCAAGGACTGCCATTTCCAAGGAAAAGGTAATGGCCGTCCTCGATGAATTCTTCGGCGATCGCGCTTATGTTGCGACCTCTCTTTTCTTTGAACAATCTAGCGAACAGGGTATTCACCGCGATACCCCTTTTTTCCACACGACTCCGAAAATGATTTTCTGCGGAATCTGGTTTGCCTTAGAAGACGTTCACCCAGACGCCGGCCCACTTCGTTATTTCCCTGGCGGCCATCGCATCAAAATCACCCCGCCGAAAGTAGATTCGCCTGATCAAATTGGCGAAGCATTTTCCAACTACTGCAAAGACATCGTGAATCAAGTAAGTGCAGCCGGAATTCAAGAACAGTTGGCCTTTATAAAAAAGGGTGACTGCTTCATTTGGCATCCAGAGCTTCCACATGGCGGATCTCCGATCCTTTCTCCTGGCATGACGCGTAAAAGCATGGTGTTTCATTGCGCGCCCGAATCAACAGTCATGCACGGCCCGGAACAATTTTTCGGAGTTACGCCCTTCTCAACGAGTGCCCCACATACTGCCCATCTGATCCCGCTTAAAGAGGGCCGGAAGATGATGGATCACGGCACTCCTATATTTGCAACCAACGGATAATTTCATTTTCTGCTGCCAGTTATTTGCATCCTAGCGATGCGCTCCAGCGAGTCGATGCGTAAATCCTGTTTGTCATCGGTTCGCTGGATATCTGAAATGACAGCTCGCAAATGGTCAAATTGACCGTCACGATTGTCCTGTCGCTTGTCAGCCTTTTCCTGCCAGATGAGCATCTGATCGATTTTGTTGCTCATCAACGCCCCATTCCAGCTCAAGCCACAAAGAAAACTGATGGTGATGCCGGCGATCCCGATCAACCACATGAGAGAAATTTTTGTGTCGAGGATTTTGTGATCGGTCATTTTATTTCCCTTCAAGCTTTATCATGCTTGGTCAGCATTGTTCTGCGGCGCTTCACTTGGCGCCGGCTTCAATGCCTGTATATGGCTGATCAAGCCCGCAACTTCCGCATATGGTTTGGTCGAAAGGTAATCGCCGATCGCCTGCAAAAGTTCTTTAGGAATGAGAAAGTTCATGTCGTGGAATCCGTGAAAAGGCCAATGGCAGATAAGGCCGTCATCAAGGAAGCGAGAGCAGCATTGCCGCCCTTTGATCCGGATATGACCTGCTTGCCTACTGGCGCTTGATTATAAAATCCGATAGCGGCACCATTCAATTTAAGCACTTGTGAACCATTGCTTTGAAATACCAGCAATCCTGCTGTTGGCGTATCAAAAATAATATTCCCGGAACCATCGCCAGAGATCGTCAAGCACCTGGTACGCACATTTGAGCCATTGCGATAAAAGCCGTTAATAGGCTGCATCCCAGTACTAGCCGTTAATGCAGCCGTGCCAATTTCTAAGGCTGTAAAAGCACATCCGTCATCAGAAAGGAAAGCTCGCTGCCATTTTTTGGGGGGGGAAGAAAAGGCCCCAAGCGCACCGCACCAAAAGCCGATGGAATTTGACGGTTCTACCGTCGAACCTCCGACGACATTTACACCGATAGGGACACTGTTTACATTGGTGACATTTATATCGAATTCACCGCCCCAAACGGTAGTGGCGAAACCATTATCGATAGACCTTGAATTGAAACCCCACACCAAGGAATTGGTTGCCTCGCAATTAGCCTCCCCATATACGGCCACGCCGTTTGTTCCAGCGCCGCCAGTCGGCGCTGCATTTTTCACATATCCAGCAATGCCGATGCCGTTACCAGAATTGGCTGCAGTAGCTGGAATATTGACAGAGCCGGTGATGCCGATAATATTGGGATGCGTGCCAAATTGACGGACACCGTAACTACCAAGATCAACACTGAGACCTTCATAATTTTGCGCTGCCGTTGTGGTCCAGTTAGATAAACCGGAAGGATTGTTGAGATAGCCAATATCTACACCGGAATTCACTAATGTTCCTGAACCGCTATTGGTGATCAAGGCGGAATTCCGAATGATCCCTTTGGTTAGCGGAATGGTGACTGGTGTAGTCGTATTGACTGGTGATCCTGGTGAAATTTCTACCAGAGGAAATGCGGTAATTGCAGCAGCCAAAGAGCCGCCAAAATCAGTTCCAAAATCTTGCACATTGACTATATCGCGTAATTTTGATTGAACTGTCCGAGCAACAGCTCCCGTTCCAGCCTGCAAGAATCCAACCAAAGACGACCCGGATGGCGCCGCCAAATTAACTGCTAATCCAGTTGAAGAAGTATCGGAAATAACCTGATCCCAAATCAAATTACCGAGACTATCCTGTAAAACTTGCCGATAATCACCGGAACCCCAAATAACTGCTTGGCCACGCGCATCTAAAGGGATTGGATTCGCATTTGCAATCGTCAATGCCTTATCCTGATAAGTGGTTTTCGGAGTGCTGGTTCCTGGTATATAGTGATAAACATTTCCACCATTGAGTGGCAGACCAGAGCCATCGATGAATTGTTGCTTACCGTTTGGCAGTTGTGAGGACATGATTTTCTTTCAAAATGTTGACACTATTTTTAATAAAACTTGCTCTGAAAATCGGTGCCGTAGTCTTCATCGGCGCTTTTTCTGCCATTGATGATTTAGTTTGTCGCTGCTTTCGAGCCTGCCGCGGTCGCTGGCGCGGTGAGTCGAAGTAAATCGTTTGCCCTACTGATCGGGATCACATTCGGCGCTTGTACTTGTGGTGCTTGCAAAATCTGCTGGAGCTTGTTTGCAGCGGCCATGTCGGCGGCACCGGCCACCTTCCGCGACAAAGCATTTCCAGCCATTGAGCCGGCCGTAGCGCCTGGCAATCCCCCAACGACATGACCAATTGCAGCACCGGCCGCCGCCGGTGCCAGGATCATCCCGCGCTGCAATAAGTTGTGCGTCTGTACCGCGGCGCCTGGATATGCCGATGGCGCTTGCAGGATATGACCAGCACTATTGAGCGTCTGGAAATTTTGCAATTCCTCGGGCGTGAACAAGATCCCGAGTTTCGAGCGGTTCGCGTTCAGCGCTTTGGTCACGCCGGCCGCATTCCAGACAGAAGGGCCGTTTTGTGTGCCTCCGCTATCGCCGGCCTTGTAAATCTGCTGAGCAAGCGCGCCTTTGACCTCTGCGAGCGCCTGTTGACCCTGTGGCTGCAGTTCTTGCGGCAAACCATTGATGGTGTCGACGATATGTTTGAACTGCTGTGTAGGCATGTTCAACAGCTTCTGCGGCACAGCTTCATCGGAAATCTTCTTGTTGATGCCGCCCGGCCCGCTTTCTGAGAGCAGCGCAGAAATCCCGTTCGGATTGTCGAGCGTGTTTTTCCGTTCTGCATGCAGTGCGCGCGCGGCTTTATAGACGTCGGCGCCGCCGACTTTGGCGACATCTTCATCCAGCGCCTGCTTGATCTGACCGATGGCGGCGCTATTCTCTGGCGTCCATGTCTTGTTGAGCCACTGCCGGAAACTTTCAGCGCGCCCGACCGTATTCGGCGCCGCCGTATCTGCGCTGTCGGTAATCAGCCCCTGGAAGCGTTGAAGCTGCCGGTCAACCGATCCAAGCAAGCCCTGCTGATTCTGAGCCAGCAGCGTTTCCTTGAAATCAGGATTCGCAAGCAATTTCGTCAGATTTGCAGGCTGCACCACTGGCGCGCCGCCGGCGACCTGATCCGCAGCTTGATAAAGCTGGCCGATCTGCGTGTCGTAATGGTCGGAAAGCGATTGCAGCGGCGCCCGGATGACCTGGCCAGCCTGTTCTGGCGATGCCGCGCCGGCGCCGGTCTTTTGAACCAGGTTGTCGGCATAGGTCTTGATGGCATTTTGTTCCTGGGCAAGCTGGTCGCGAATTACCTGCGCGGCTGGAGTATTCAGCTTGCTTTGCTGGAAATCTGTGCCCGCAGTGAATTTATCGCCAGTAATCGCGCTTGGGCGTTGAGTTTCCAGGCCGATCTGCTTCATGATGTCGATGCGCGCTTGTTGATCCGGCGCCGGCAAGGAAGTTTTCGGTGTCGGACTGGCTGGCGCGGTGAACTGCGGCACTTGCGCGGCCGGCGCTGGGGCAGCGACTGGCGCGACCGGCGATGTGCTTCCATCGGTATTGAGTTTGATGCGCGGCTTTGCTACTTGCGCGGCGTCGCCGGCGGCTGTCGTCAATGCATTTGCAGATGGTGCTGCTTCTGTCGGCGACAATGCCGCGCGCAGCCGATTCACGCCCGATCCAACAGCGTCAGAGGCCGCGCCGATAAGTTTCCCTGCCCCACCTATCATCGGCGCCAGCAATGCGCCGCCGAGCGCGCCAGCGCCGGCCTGCTGCAACATTGATCCTGCTGTGGGGGCACTTCCATCACTCGGCTGCTGCATGGCGCCATTGACGCCACCGACGAGCGCGCCTCGCGCCATGGTTTGCCCGACGCCCTTGGCTGCCGCCATATATCCACCGCCAAGCGCATTCAAGGGATTGGCAATCGCCGAACCTATGGCCTGCACACCCTGTTGCACGGCGCCGGTAGGTTCTGGCGTCACTTTATCCACCAAGTTATTGATGACGGCCCCGGGATTTTGAAAATTTGATCCGGTTACAGTATTTATCGCCAAATTCAGCGGATTCCCAATCATGCCTACGGCATCGCCGACGCCATGGCCGATCATCCGCGCTGTCAGTCCGAGCTGTTTTCCAATATCAGCAGCGCTTCCTGGAGCTGGACCAGATGCTTGCGCAGGAGCTTGCGGTTGCGCGGCCGGCGCTGCTTGTTTAGCCGCTGATGGCGCAAATGCCGCAGAGAATGCATCGTTTCCTTGGGATTGAACTGCTGCATTTCCTTTGCCTCCCCCGAATGCTGCTGAAAATGGATCATCGCCGCCGGCAGATGCTGGTGCTGCTACCGGGATGCCAGGCATTGTTTGCGCGGCCGCCGGCGCCTGCTGCTTCTGATAGTTCGCAGTGACCTTTTGCAGGTAGTCCTGCGTCTTTGGCCCCCAATTCGCCTGATCAGTGCCTCCGTGATAGGCCAGGATTGCCTGCTCGGCATTGCCATAGCGGGTCAAGTTCTCATTGAGCAGCTTTGCGGCGCCGAAAATAGCCTGTTTCGGATCGCTGGTATCAGTGACGCCCAGCGCTTTGGCAGTCTGCGGCAGCATCTGCGTCAGGCCGGTGGCTGTGCCATATTTGGTCGTCGGCCCGACGGCATTCGGATTCCCGCTGCTTTCAGTCTGGATCAGCGCGCCGATCAGCTTAGGATCGACGTTGTACTGCTGCGCCGCGGCTTGGATGAGATCGCTGTAATCAGCCATCACTGCCCCCCGCGAGGATCAGGGATCAAGCCGGACTGCACCGCGGCGTTGTATTGTCCACGGAAGTTGCTGAGCTGCTGCGGCGTCATCTTGGCAGCCATATCCTGGCGCTGCTGTGGCGTCAGCTGGTCCGAGATGAAAACCCGGGGGTCAACCGCCTTATTCCATTGTGCCGACCACTTTGCATATTGCTCAGGCGGCAGGCCGGCGGCATCGAATGCGGCGGTTTGTGCCTGCTTCATGCGTTCCAGGCCGATATTGGCCTTTACGACATCCTGGGCGGCCAGGTTGGAGATAGTGGTGCTGGCATTCCCGGAAAGTGTGGCGGCGAGCTTACTATCGGTGCCGGAACCCATCGAGCCTGCCTGGCTGACAGCATATTGCGTCAGATATTTGTTGGCTTCATCGTAGTTTTTGACAGAATTCGGATCGATACCGAGCTTTTGGCCGATGCCGGAAGTGGTCAGATACGATTTGACCAGGTTCAGGTTTTCCGATCCCTTGCCAGTGGTCGTGTTTTGCAGGCCGGCCAGCGCCTGCTGCAGCTGGTAGACGCGCTGGGCTGAGCTTCCCGCAGCTTGATGGTCAGTGCCCCACTGATCGGATGACAGCGCGGCCGCCTTGTCAGCGCCGGTTGTGGCGCCAAGTGCCGGCGCCGCTTGCAGGCCGGGCGCGGCAGGCGCTTGCGACGCAGGCTGAGTTAAGCGGCCCGAACCCAAGCCGCCCGCTTGTGGCTGGCCGCCGGGCGCCGCGCCGCCGGCAGGCATCGCTCCAGTTGCCGGATTTCCGCCCTGCATAGCCAACTGCTGAGCCTTGGTAATGGTACGCATGGTGCCGGTGCCAGGATCGAAGACATTCACATTAGCTGTCGATTCGCCTGGCGTCAGCGTGTTCTGAATTACAGTCGGTGCGCCTTGAATCTGGCCGGTCATTGGCGACATCGGCAAGATTGAGGTTGCGCCGCCGTTGTTGATGGTCATCATGTTCGGCTGCATGGCCTTGAGCTGGGCCTCGCCGCTGAGCGCGGAAGTATAGTGCTGCGCCACCCACGCGCGCAGTTTGCCCGGGTCAGATGGCATCGTTGCAAGCTCCTGGCTTGCAATCTCAGGCGTCAGCACACCATTATTCACCGCGGATGCCGCAACCTGAACTACATCATTCGGCGATAAGTCATCCTTCATCATCAGCGAGCCGAGTTGAGTGCGGAAGCCGTTTTGATTCTTCAGCGCCAGGTCGTATTTCTTGCTTTGTAGATCCTGCTGCTGGTTCTGCTGCGTGGCAATTTGACCTTGAATTGCGGGCAGGTTATATGCGCCACGCGGATCCTGCGACAGGACGCCGGCAAACTTGTTGTAATCAACCTTCCCGGTAGCTGGATCGAAAGACTGCTGCATGGCCTGCGACGCGGCCTGATTAGCGCCGATCTGTTGACCTAGCGCCTGCTGTTGCAGCATATTCCCAGAAAGCTGAGTGACCTGTGTAAGCGCCTGCAATGGGTTGAACTGCTGCGAGTTCCCGCCGAGCGGGATTGTAGGATCGATCGACATGATTTTCCTTTAAGCCATTCCGAAGCCGCTGGCGGCCTGCGAGCCATCGGCATTCCCGTAAATCGTGGTATTGCCGCTGACGCCTGTGCCGCCGGTGAGCCGGTTCAAATAGCTGTTTGTGAGATAGCCGCTCGCCGCCGAGTTGATACCGCCAGAAAGCGCGTTGGCTGAGCCAATAGTGCCGGCCGCTGATGCATTCGCGCCTTGGGTAAGCAAGTTTCCTTGATTGGCCGCGCCGGTCATACCCATGCTTCCGACCTGGGCCGCGCTGTTTTGGCCCTGCTGCACAATGCCAGCAAGCCTGTTTGCATTGTTCGCCGCTGTGTTGTAGTTCGTGTTGTAGGTGTTCAGCGCATTGTTGTATTGCGAATTGTAGGTCTGGTCAGCCAGGCCGGTCGCATAGGTGCTGGCGCCCTTCAATTGCGCACCGGATAGGCCCAGTCCCCGCGATGCAGCACTATTTGATACAGATTTCAGCCCCTGCTGTAATGCAAATTGATAGCCCGGTGTATTGGAAAGATCACTAGGATTGAAACTAAATTTCTGCTGCAACGGAGAATTTGAATTCACCGAAAAATCGCTGTTGTAACCCATGGCGGCAAGCAAAGGGTTGATCGCGCTCTGGCCGAGTTGGTTATAAGGTGCAAGATCGCCTCGCGCGCGCGCTGCGGCGTCTGCTTGCATCTGAGCAGCATCACGCGCTGCGCCCGCCTGGGTATCAGCAGCACTTTTTGAGGCTTGCGAGCCAATCACTGCGCTACCAATACCGGCCCCAACAACTGCAGCCGCAACATTCATCTGGAAGTAGGCTGGAAACAGCCAATCCATCAATTTGAAGAGTTTCATCAGTCGCTCCCGAGCCATTTGCTGTAATACGTTTCCACCGGCGCGGCACCGATGCGCTTAAATAGAGCGCTGGCATCCGCATGCACCTTTGAACCCATGAACCAGCGCTGCACACCTCGGCGCTTCAATTCAGCTTCGACAAAACGAAACAGCCGAACGCCGCCGCTGCCGGTGCGCTTGTCTTTGCGCAAATAGAAAATATCCATCGTGCAGGTAAGACAGGTCTGGTAATGCAGTCCTGGCGCAATGAAGCCGATGAAGTAGCCGACCAGCTCGCCAGCATCGCGCAGCGTCACAAACAGGACGGCGCCGGCGGCGTCACGCTCGCGATAGACTTCATATTGTGGATCGAGCGGCACCTTGTCCTTATTGAGCGCCAGCTCTTCGTAATGCAGCGGCAGCAGATACATCAGCTCAGGCAGATGCTCGGTCAGACTCTCGACGTGGCAGGTAATCATCGCGATGTCCTCACATCAAAAACAAGATGAATACGGTCATCGGCGCTGTTGTTGATGACTTCATGTTCCTGCTTGTTGTCGAACCACCAAAGCTCACCAGTGGCCATATATGCGTGCTCGTCGCCGGCGCGGAAAACGACGCCAGGCTGGCTTTGCAGCACCAAATGAAAACGGGTGTAGTACTCGGCATGCACAGGCGTATCGGCATGCGGGAAGATACGACCACCGGGCGCGATCTTGTTGATCATGGCGCGCCCCAGGCGCTCGCCGGCGACATAGGTAAATGCGTTCATCAGCAGCGGGCGAGCTTCCGGCAACAGTTTGTATGCTGGTTGATCGATGTTTTCATGCATGTCGTAACGGCTGAGGTGGTCCTTGACCTCTTCCTCAGTGGCGAAGACGCCCTTTTCTGGGAACCGCAACATGATTGATTCGATTTCGCCGAACGGCCCCTGGGGATAGTCGCGCAAGTAGGTATCTTCACGCCACAATTCAGGCCGGCGCTTGATCGCCACCAACAGCGGCATGACATCAATACCAGCAGCGATTCGTTGAAAGTTCTTCATGCGAAAAGTGACCCGGAAATCATGCTGGCTGTGATGGATGTTGCAGCACTCGCAAGGGCCTGCAAAAAAGAACCCGCAGGCATTATCGGGATATCCACATCAAGATAATCATTTGCAGCAACTACTTTTGCCGATGCAAATGCGTTACCGGCAGCAGCGGTGCCAGCCAGCGGCACCGCATAAAGCGTCACCGATACTGCGTTAGCGCTCGTATTTGTAAGGCGTATTCTTCCGCCACGAAGAAGGGTTGTTGATAATGCTGGCACTGTATAAAGTGTTCCAGCAGTTACCCCCAATACAGTCGGAGCAAAGAAGTTTGAATAAGAAATAGTCATTTTGAAGCCCTAAAAGTCATGCCATCCAAACTTACAAAAGTGTTGTTGCCAGCCTGGAATTGAACGTCTCCAGTCGTCAGAACATCCACTCGCCCGAAAGCATTATTTGCGGTTACGGAAAACATCTCCTGATTAGCAGGAAGATAGCCAGAAGGAAGTCTAAAAATTATGTAGGGTGGTGCGCCGGTTTGAACAACCCCGCGTAGATGCACAATTCCAAAAGGGTCTTTATAAAACCCCGCAGGGTTATATCCACCACCGAAATTTGTCCACGAATTTAATAGCGTTGGAGCGATAAATTGCTCCAGAGTTGGGAATATGGGAAGTGGTCTAAATGCTGCAATAAAAGATTCGAGATCATCGATTTTTGATCTCAAATCGGATATATTTCTCAGCCCATTAAAACTCAAAATTAATTCGTCATAGGCTCGGCGCAGTTCTTGTCCATCTGTTCTTGCAAATGCAATTTCATTTCGCAATTCATCAATTGGACGAGATACATCTATTGGAAGCGGGAAATTAATTTGTTCTGCTTCGAGAAATTGAATGCGAATACCTTGTGCATTGACCGTAATTATCAGATCAGCTATATCGCCACCGGCTGTTCCCCCAGTGCGATTAAATATTGTCACAAGAAAGCGCCACCAAATCTCATTTATGCGCCCTGTGGCGTCGATAAATGGGATTGTGTAATCAGGAATGTTTGATTTGACGTTACTCATTTGCTTGTTTTACATCCAAAAATGCACCATTCAATGCCGTTTTGCACTTCGCCGACCAGGACAATTCGAAGACGCGATCACGCGCATAGCCGAGCCGCTGAAACTGGATGCAACGCAGATATTCGCCGGTAGCGCCGATGCCACCAGATATTGGATTTCCCCAGCTCCGTCCCTTCGTATCGCTCCAGCGCAGCAGGACTTCGGGATCGGTGAAGGTGCCGTCGATGCCATCGCCGATTTCCATGTCTGCGATGAACTGGCGGTACATGATCCGGTTGCCATCATCGACAACGTGCGGGAATGATCGGATATGGATTTGCGGGACACCATCATCGTCAAAGGCTTCCGGCGTCAGATTGTAGAGCTTGCCATTTTCCCAATCGCCTACCAATGGCATACCATTGAAGAAAGTGAAGCATCCCGCGCGATGACGATGGAATTGGCCGTCGGTATCGATCCATACACGCTCATGCCATTGCTGCGTCGCCATGTCGAAGCACCAGGTTTTATCCTGCGTTGGGAAGGTCAGAACATAGAAATAATGGCCGCCCTCTTGATGCGTGAATCCCTGGGCGTCATCGAGGCGCGAATAGGTCTGGAATTCATTTTCAAGAGCATGCGTCGAGATACGCAGGCCGTCAAAATTGGCGGTCCGCATTACGATGGCATGACCTTGCGGGTCTTGTGAAAGAAAAAACACTTGACCATCCATTACCGCTGGCGAACTCACAGCAGCACATCCGTGCTGAATGAAAGCGCCTGGCATACGCGCGAAAGTGAAATCAGTATCGCCCTCGTTATACCAAATCTCACATGTCTGTTGGCCAAGCAAATAAACATAGCGCTTGGCTACAACTGCGCAGACCAGAAGATCTGAATATCCGGTCTTGCCAGCAAAATCAAGTGCGTCGAAATCGTCGCTGAGAAAAAGCGAGATATACCATTGGTTCGTGCCAGGTCGATTGAAAACGAAGTAGCCATCAACAACATCGACTCGGTTCGAACCATAAAATGCGGGGTCGACAATAAGGGCTAAAGCATCAGTATTTAAATCAATTGCATATCCTGCGGTAGTACCGTCGACAATCACCAAAGTAGCGCCATTGTCGTTCATCGAAACTGGGGTAATATTTAATGCAATTGCCCCCAAAGAAACATACGTAAAATCTTGCATAACGCGATAAATCGATGCTCCTACAACTGCATACATTTTTCCGTTTGTCGCCGTATAAGCGCCGCGCCAGCCGATTGTCGGTGCCGTTGACTTGGTTACTAAACCAGATGTGCAGTAATGCGTCGTCGGGAACGGGGAATCTGATGGATTCTGTTCTGGATATAGGTTCACGCACCGCTGTGCGCTGGCGATAATGCTGCGCGCCTCGTAAGCGCCGACGGTGAGAGGCAGTTTCATCGGAACACATCCCCGAAAATGTTGTAGCCACCGCCGCGAATGATCCCAATCGGCATGCGCAGACGCGGGATTTGGGTATTTGCGGCTTCTAGGATGTTCAGCGCTACGCTGGCGGCCTTCACCACTACCGGATTGGGCGGCAGCCCGTACATGGCATAGAGACGCAACGCCAGATTGTACATAATGGCTTCCTCATATTCTGGGGGCAGCACTATCACAGTGTTGATGTTTGGAAGCGCCTGCAACTGTTCCATGACCGTGATATGCACCTCATAGGTGCCGTTCGGGATCGGCCATACATACAGGTTTCCCATCGGGAAAGCCGAGTCATAGAAGACATATTGCGGAAATGATTGCAGTTGCTTGAGCAGGATGCGGTCATAATCCTCACGTGCCTGCAGGATGCTCAGCGGATAGTCTGGCTGGTTCGGCTGCGGAGTGGTGACCTGCCGGAAGAACGCCGACTCGATCTTCGCCGGCCGCGGCACATTCAAGTTGCCGCCCGGGCCGATGGTATAGAACTGCGCGCCAGTCGCCGGGATCGAGTAATTGACCAGGTGATAGACCAGATACCGGCGCCGCTGCCATTGCGCCAACATCATCTGCATCAGTTTGAAAGCATCGTTCATGTCTTCCGCAGACGCAGTTTGCCCGACGCCGAGAACGTTCGACATCTTGAGCGCCAGGTTGATCAAATCTGCGGGCGTAGTCATGATTTAGACCTGCGGGTCTTTGTTGACCGATTCCAGCAGCTTCGCGTCAATGGCCGACTGAATCTTTGCGATGCCAAGGCGTTTATCCAGCACCAGGCCAATCTCTGCGGCCTTCGCCAGCAGGCTTTCCTTGTCCGGCGTATCGGCAGCCTCTGCGGCCTCTGTGGGCGAGTCGTACCAATCGCCGACCAGCGCTTCTTCGTCTTCCGGCGTATCGACAATCAGCGCTTCCTTGCCGCTGTATTTCCAACGTGGGTATTGGGACATTTTCAAAGCCTCCATCATGGCGAGAACGATCGTTCCGCAGCAGCCTTCGTACATTTCGCTCTCCAAATTGGGAGGGCCGAAGCCCTCCCGGTTCATCGTCTATCGCTGCCGATTACAGGATGTCCGGCACGCAGACAATCCATTCAGGCCGGATCGCTGCATAGCCGTACAGAATGTCCAGGCGGGTGATGAAGTCATCGTTGATGACATCCCACTGTTGAGCCAGACGCATCGAGACATCGCTATCGGAGATGCGTTCTGCCATTTGGACGTTCTTTGGCAATTCCAGATCGGCGGTTGCCATGGTTACGGCTTGCTGGCCCAGTGCGAAGTTCTTGCGATAGGTCAGATTTGCGCCGCCCAGCAGAGTGATCACCGCGGCATTCGCAGGAGCTGCAACAACCGTTTGATAGGCCACCGCTGCACCAGCATTGCTTGGAATCATTGCTGGATAGATCGGGATCGCAGTACCGCCGGAGTTCACGGTTGCAGTCACGACGAATTGCTGCAGTTCACCAGTTGATGCCTTGGTGACACGGTTGACCGCGAAACAGCCGGCAAAGGTGATGATGTCGCCCTTGTTAAGGCTGCCTGTGATCGCATTCACGGCGATGGTGCTGCCGGATTGCGAACCAGCATTCACAGTACCGGCCGTAAAGGAACCGTTGGTGTGCTTGATGACGGTCTGATCCTTGAACCAGTCGAAGCCGAGCGTATCGGTCGACATCTGACCGGTACGGTACTGCTCGGAAATCTGCTTCTGCGGATTCAGCAAGCCGGCCAGGCTGGTAACAGTACGTGCTTGCGAAAGAGGATCGAGGAAAACCTTGCGATCAATCGAAAGACAGGAGTTGTTATCCAGTTTGGCGCCAGCAAGCAGCCAAGTTCCAGCGTCAGGCGAGAGCAGATTGCCCGAACCGTCAGTCTTTGCCACGTAATTACAGGCGTTTTCAATGGATGACATCACATCCATCGCCACATTACCGGCAAGAACGTTTACAGCTGGAAGAATGATTCGCTTGGAAAAATCATCCAGTGACAATGCCATTTCAGCAGAGCCGAAAGACATCGGGACGTTTTTCTGTGTTGCCACTACCAGAGCGACGTTTTGCTCATTGGTGTTTTGCACAGTGATGGTTTTTCCGGTGCCGGCGACATAGTCGTTTGGCAGGCGAATGCGCAATGTGGAGCCGATCTTTGCGCCTTTTTGGGCGAAACTATCGTCATATTGCTTTTCGATTTCACGAAGAAATGCATTCGTGTTCTTGTACACCCGGAGAATCTCGCGGGTGATCATGTTGATCGTTAAGAGACCATTGGTAGCGGACATTTGAGCACCTTAGAAGTTGACTTTTTTCGTCTTATTCCGCCAGGCTTCCCATTCTTTTTGACTCATCTTTTCCGGGTCAACTTCGACTCGGGCAGATGGATCAATCGTCTTGATCGGCGCTGGCACCTTGGACACAGCTTGGCCAGGAGCGCGCGCAGACATCAATTTCGCGAGTTCCACAGCCATTGGGACAGGTTGAAGACCGAGGATGCGTGACGCTTCTTCCGGGTTCTGGCCGAGCTTGTAAAGCACCTTGTGGCCATCTTCCATCTGCGTCGCAGCTTCAAGGAATGAGGGAGGCAAGCCGCCCAGCAATTTGAAGTTGGCAAGCGATTCATCAAAGTCAGGAAACTCAGTCTTCCCGGCGTTGTAGACCGCATTGCATGCATCATCGAATCTGCGTTGGCTGACAATCTGCTGTGCCCTGGCTTCCACATCGCCGGCATTGTTGGGTTGTGCCGATTCTGTGTTGACCGGAGCCGCAGCCTGTTGCTGGCGCAGTTCCGCAATTACCCTGTCCTTCTCGTACTTCTCCGCGGTCAACTGGTCGATGCGCTTCTGAACCCAGGCCGGCGTCTTCTCCGGTTTAGGCTCATCCGTGGTTGTTTCAGTCGGTTGAGCTGCGGTTTGTTCTGTGCCCTCGACAGAACCTTCAATTACGGGCGCTACCGTCGGTTCCACTTGCGTGTCGGGTGACGTTTCCGATTGCTGCAATTCGTTATTCGTATCCATGGTTTTATCCAAGTAGTGAGCAGGGTGATCGCACCGAGACGTTTTTAAGAGTTACAGAGCACCTGAACCGATAGAGGTCATGGTGATGGTCGCAGCGCCGGTCACACGCACCGAGAAATCGCGTGTGCTGGATGCCGCAAGGGTGTTCGTGCCGGTGATCGTCACGCCTGTGCCGCCGGTCAGCGTTTCGATGAAAGCAACGGTATTGACGATGCGCAGCAAATAAGTGAAGCCGACTGGAATAGCGGCGCCGGCGGATGTCGCAATCGCGGCAATAATGGCGGCCGCTGTATCGGTGGTGTCGGCATAGGCACCAGTCGGCCCAGTGCGCAATAAATTGACCTGCTCGGCGCCAGAAATCTGTGCGGCGGTCAGCGTTCCATTGCCGGCCGTCGCATTTGAGTTTGCAGAAGTGATATTCGGCAGAATCGGCTGACCGCCAATAACCGCAGATGTGGAAGTGACAGAAGTTGCAGTAACTGCGCCTGTAGCGACAGAGCCGCTTGTGATGGCGCCAGAGACTGCTGCTGATGCGGCCTGGATTGCGTCTGTTGCTACTCCGAGATAGTTCACGATGCGGCTCCTTGTGGTTGTGGTTGACCACCTTGAGGCGGCAACATTGCGGTTTGTGCTGCTGGGGGTTGTGGGACTGCTGTTAAATCGGTCTGCATGGCGTTTTGCAGGAGCTGCGCAGCCATTTCGCCGGCCATCTGCGTGATCATTTCCGGCGGCACTTTGTCCTGGATGACCTTCATACGATCGGTTTCGGCCTCATATTTCTTGACCTGGATTTCCTCTTGCTTGTAGACGGCCTCGCCGGTCTTGTCGGCCAGCTGCGTGACCAGGTGCTGCATGTTCTGGCCCATCTGCTGCATTTGGCCCTGCATCTGCTCGATCTCAGGCGGCGGCGCGTCACCCAACACGTTCGATGGAATCGTGCGTTTCAGACGCTCGGCCAGCTCGTCGGCCATTGGGAAGTCGGCAGCCTTAAACATCAGGTCGCCGGCCACTTTCATCAGGTCCGGGTTCTGCTGCATGAGCTGGCTGAATGCGTTGAAGGCTTCGAGGCGGCGCGTTGCATAGGCTGGGCCGACATCGGAAACTACGTCATAAATGCCGACGCTGGGATTGAAAATCTTTTTGACCTGGTTGGTCTGGTCGATCTTCTCTTCCTCGTATGCTTTCTTGGCCTCGGGGTTGAGCATCACGCTGTCGTCGCTGCCATCCTCACCAAGAATGCGGATCACCCGCGGCGTGTCATAGACCTTCGGAATCAGCTCGATGAGTTGCTTGCCGGTGAAGCGAATAGCGCGGGCCAGATTGTCGATGAACTGGTAAGTTGCGCGGTCACCCTGGCGCTGGCGCCCTTGGATCGCCACGCCGGATGTCTCATTGCTCGGCGCGCCCATCAGCGCATCGTATTGCCCGCTGACCATCTTCATTTCTTCGGCAGCGTTCTGCATACCCTGGATGTAGCCCTGCGCCATCACAGGCGGCATTTGGCGCTCAGGTTTGGCAATCTGGTTGCCGTTCTCATCCATGCCGTTATAAGGCAAATAGGCGTGATTGACGGTATTGGCTGTGGCGTAATAGTTCTCGAAGCCCTCGATTGCCTCGACCGGCGCCACCCATGGCTGCTTACCCTGCAGCGCGACGAACTCGACCGCCGAGCTGGTCCAATAATTGTACATACGCTGCGGGTCTTTGAGCGCGCGCGTATGGCCCTTGCGGTCGAGCTTTCCCTCGATGATGATTTCCTCGCCGATTACGCGCACGATGGGGATATAGGTGCCGATCCACTCGTTGCGGTCGATGATGCAGTCGCCGCCGATCATGTACCACATGACCTTGTGGCTTTCGACTTCGCGCTTCTGGATGGTGTCATTGTCCTCAACGATCTTGGCGGCGGCCGGGTCGGCGTCGCGGATTTCGGACAACTTCTTCATGACTACGCCGCTGCCGTCCTGCATTGGCAGCGCCACCAGCGTTTCCATTTTGATTTCGCGGGCGTAGTATTCGCAGACGCGCACATGGTCCTCGGTAATCCAGTCCTGGCCGATGCCCAACGGTGCACCAGTGCCGATAACATCCTTGTATTCGGGATATTTGAGGTTGAAATCCTCACGCTTCATGTCGTCGAAGATGAAGCCGAACTTCGCATCGGAGCCATCCGCTTCCTTGATGTCGGGATCCAGATAGACGCCGAGCGGGTCTTTCACGCGCCGGATGAAGATTTCCTGATCAAATGACTCGTTGTTCGCGTAGTCGGTCACGATGCGCCAGTAGCCCAGGCCGGCCATCACCTGGAACTCGGTGGCGGTGTCATAAGCGATTTGGGCGTTGCTAACGTACTCGATATGACGAATGACGCCTTCAAATATCTGCGATGCCTCATATGTCGCGCCGTTGCCGACCGGATGGACAGTGACAGCCGGCTTGTTCTGCTTGGCGTCGTTGATGATCTGCAGGTTGTGCTGGCGCGTTTTGTTGATGGTCAGCGTCGGCCGCTGCTCAAGCGTGCGCGTCGACATCATCTGATCTGGCCATTGATAGCCGTTGTCCGAGTCAGCATTGGCGAACTTGAGATCATCCACGAACAGGCGCCGGAACGTCGCTTCCCATTCCTCGCATTGCTTGAAGCGGGTCTTTGCGGCAACGATGATCTTTTCGTCGGCCTTGGTGTCTTTTTTCTTGGTGGCCATTACGACATCCATCCTTGAGCTTGGGCTGCTTGTGGTGGACGACGATCAGGCAGCACGATAGTGCGCTTGGTCTTCATGGCGCGGCGCGCACCTTCACATGCATAACGCAGGGCGTCGATGACATGGTTCTTCTTGTCGGAGAGGATCGGCAGCACACGGCTGTCATCCAGCGGATCGGTCTTGTATTTGTAGAGGGTCAGCTCGTCAATCGTGTGAACACAGCGCGGATGCACCACGATCTCAAACGATTTCAGGAACTCGACGCCCTCTTCCAAGGATTTCGGCCCCTTGAGCGCGGCCATGATCTTCGGAAAGCCATGGCTGCGCATGTGGCTGATCGTCTCGGGCCGCGCAGAATCAGCGGTGATCGGCCATTTTTCGGATTCCGGTACTGACATGAACAGTTCGGGCAGGTTCACGATCTCGCAGCCGACCATGTAGGCCTCGTAGTCGATGTAGAGGCGGTTTGCTTCGATGTCGCAGCGCACCAGCACGGAAGGGTCGACCGAGAAGCCCCAATCGGCGCCCAGGCGGTGAATCGTCCCGGCCGGCCGCTCGAATTCCTCGATGGTCCAGTTCGTGAAGACGCGCGCGCGGCTGTGGGTTTCGTAGCCACCAAGCCAGATGTGTTCGTACTTGTCAGGATCGCGCCGGCGGTCATATTCCATCTCGTCGCGCATGACATCCGTGAGCCATGGGTTATCCATGTAGTTCGCCTCGACGCAAATCACATCCTTCGGACGCTCCTTGCCGCGGAAAAGCATGTCGATAGGGTCGGTGGCGAACCGCGGGTTCCAGGCCGCCCATATCTCGCTGCCAGGTTCGCGGATAGTCGGGCGCAACAGCTCAAGGCTGCGCTGGCTGATGGTTTGTCCCTCTTCGATTAGGCAGCGTTTAAAGCCGCTCAGGGACTTGATCGACTCGGCTGTGTGGTCTTGCATACCGTTGAAGATGATGACGCCGCTACCGCCCGATGCGGGTCTGCATTTGATCTGTTGCTCCTGCACTTCGAAGTAATAGCCGGCGTTCATCGACTCAATCTTCGATTCCAGAAGCTTTTTAACGGAAAACTTGAGGGATTTCTGTGTTTCACGAATGCAGACAGCATCCAGCGGCTCGCGCAGGCAATCCTCGATCAGCAGCCCAGCGAAGAAATGGGACTTTGCCGAAGCCCGGCCGCCGTGGGCGCCCTTGTAGCGCGCCGGCGTAAGCAATGGCTCGAAGACTGCAGCAGTTTCGATGCGAAGCTCGCTCATGACGGCCTCACAATCTCGCGCACCAGCTTGGTGATCGTCTGTGGCGTCTCGCCTTCGTTGCTGTTTTGGATGCCCCAGGCTTCGCGTTCGACCAAAACAAGGGTGCGCAAGGTATCAGCCAGCTTCTTCATGCTATCAATGCGGGAGGCACTGCTGATGATCTTGCTGAAGGCTTCTAAACGCTTTTCGTGGACATCTCGCTGCCCTTTCGTTGCATCTTCGCCGATATCTGTAACCAGGTCGGCAAGTGTTTCCAGAATATCGATATTGTCCGTTTGCAATTCCAATTCGCGCAAAAGTGTCATAGCAAGATGGCGGGATTTGGCGATATCGTTGCGATGGGAAAGACGCACATTCGCAACTGCCTGTGCATTTACCTCGACGATGGTGCGATCTGTAACAGCGCGCTTTTCTGTTTCTTCTGCTGTTACAGCCTGCTTTGTTACAAGCTCATCAGCCTTGGCCTGGATGCGCGCTGAAAGATCGCGTGTCCAGCCTTCTTTCTTGGCCCGGCGAGCGATGGCGACATGGTTGGCGCCAGCGGTGTTTGCTGCAATTTCTCGGAGTGAAAGTATTCCGGCCCGGTAATCGGCCTCAATGCGTTCCCAATCAACAGTTGAATTTGGCTTGGTCACTTGGATACATTTCGTTGCCTTCGATGAGGGTCAACTGTATCCAGGTCGTGCGACGGAATCCTGTGGGTTTTCTGGGTCTAAGTGTGGTTGGAAGTTCGCTGCGTTCCAGCCGCGTGGCATTGCACCACAGGATGACCAGACGTTCGCCGCTTTCATAATGGGGTTCGGCATCGGCATTGCGCCAACCGCCCACGGTCGTAGGTGGAACTGCGATACTAGCCGCAATCGACGCGACTGTGAACCCGCGTTGCACCAAATCTGCAATCACGCGGGACCAGTCAATCGGGTCGTGTTTTACGGGCATCAGCAAGGTTAGAAATCTCCCGAAACGCCACCAAGTTGGATTATTCCGGTTAGGAGAGGAGCAAGAACAGCCCATGTCGTGGTCGTGTAAATAAGCTCTGCGATTGCCGAATTCTTGTGTGTGTATTTCCAACCTTCAACCCAATCCAACGGCAGCGTAGTGTTTTGCATCGGGTGTGTGCAGTCGTCGACGCGAAACGTGTCCATATAGTCGCGCTTGCCATGCCGTACTTGCCCGCGGATGAATGCCTCGACCGAGATGCCATAGGGCGGCAAGCCGAATTCCCAATCGGTTTCGGTAATCAAAACGCCCCCTCAGTCTGTGGCCACAGCGCCGGGCATGCGGTGGTGATGTCCGGTGCTTGCTCTTGCTCCAGCACTAGGGCGAGCGCCAGAATAGCGAGCGCGTCGGCCTCGTTATCGTCGATCGGATTGAAGCCCTTGGCCTTGGCCACTGCAATCATGGTCGCCTTATCCGAGTTGCCTTTGCCGGTCCAGTTCTTCTTGATAGCGCCGAAGCCGACGCCGATCAATTGGATCTTGTGCAGCTCGCACCAGGTTTCGAGATGTGCCAGGAAGCCGCCGTAGACGTGTGCGGCGAGCGTGCCCTTGTGCATCTTGATGTCCTCGAAGTACACGGCCTGCAACTCGCCGGTAGCGCCGTTGAACTCAGAGAGCATGGCGCGGAAGCGTAACCAGCGCTGGCCGCGCCCTTCCCCAGGTTTTGGCGCGCATGGTGTGCTACCGCTGCGGATCTGGCCGTCGCTGGTCTTAAGCGCCCAGCCGGTGGTCGTGCCGAGGTCAATTGCGAGAATGTTCATCATCAAAACCGCCAAATGATCAAAGGTATGAAACCAAACAGGAACCACCCTGAGCACTGAAGTACGCGCAAACCACCATCTTTTCGGGCTGTCCAAACTTTGTAGATAAGCATTGTTTTCTCCTGGCTAAAAATCGGTCACACGTGCTGGCCATCGTGCTCTTGACGCGCCAGCTCCTGTTTGCGCGCGACAATCGCGGCGGCTTCCTGGCGCAGCTCTTCCTCTCGGCGTTGGGCAGCCTTCACCGATGGCGGCACCAGCGTTTTCATCATTTCCTTGAGCCGGGCCAGCCCTTCGGGGCAGCGCTCTTGCGCGCTGACTTGCATCGGCAGGAACAAGCTCGCCTGCGGCGCAGCGATGCGCCCCAGCTTCGCAGCATGCTGCACAGCGATCTGCCGCTTGGCCTGGTCATGCCCGGCAGAAAGTTCCCATCGGGCCGGCCGCGCGGCGCGTTTTGCCTCATGCACGAGCCTGGCATAGGCATCCTTGAACGCCATGCGGGCGCCAACATTATCGAAGGCCTCGAGCAGCGGCCGGCAGATGGCAAACGCATCCCGCATTTCCTCGGTCCATACCACCGTTTCCAGCTCGCTTACGGCTGGGAATGACAGCGCCCAAGCTTCCTCGACACCAGGCCGCCCATCGCCACCGTTCGCCGCTTCGATGTGGGCGACGATATCGGCCGGCATCGGCTGAAACGAACCGCGTTTCGGATCGCGAATGTGTGCGGTGAATGCCTGGCGCACGGCCTGCAACGAGTACGGCTCCAGGGCTTTGAAAAACAGCGCCTTGGCGCCGGCTTCTAGGCGCGGCCAGCGCGGGTTGAGCAGGAAAACGCTGTCCAGCACTTGGCCGAACTCGGGGAAGTCATGTTCGAACATCGATAGCCTCCATGGGGTTGCCAAAAAGCATTTGCCGCGCTTGCTCGTTCACGGCGTCGAGCTGGGCCTGTCCATTCGGCAGCGCATCCCGCGCTTGGCCGTTCTGCGTCCATTCGGCCTTGAAGCCGGTCCAACCGCGCATGCACGACATCTGCAGGGCGCTTTGCAGGGATAGTCCGGCCTTGGATGCTTCCCTGGCCGTCAGATCGATGACGGTCTGCGTGACTGCGGCCTTTTTCGCTTTGCGGTGTGCAATCCAGTCCTTGGCGGTCTGGTCATCGACCCCGAGTTTTTCGAGTTCTGCAGACGCCGAGAATTTCGGCAGCTCTTGTTTTTCTAATCCCTCTCTCTTTCCCTGTCCACTGTCCCTATCCCTGTCCACTATCCCTATCAGAGTGTTTTCCGTTGGAATTTCACCATTTGTCCGCAGGACATTTTCATTGTGTCCAGCGGACAGATTATTGGTGTCCTGTGGATTTCCTTGTTCCATGCGAGCGTCTTCCTGTGCCTTTTGAGCGGCCCGAATCGCTGCTTTGCGCAACCGATCGGCTTCTTTTTTGTCGCGGTAATCAAGGCGCCCTTGCCACGCTTCGTTAGCTTTTTCACTCACAACAGGGTGATAAAGGCGGCCGTCAGAGCATTTGATCCAGCCGCGCAAAGCGCCCTCGCGAACCTTTTTCCATTCCTTCACCACGAAGCCGAAACCGGCCAATTTGGCGAGGGAAATATCGTCATCCGGTAAAGATGCCGCAGGCACTTGATGCCAAGAAGCGCACCAAAGCAAAACTGCGCTCCGAAATTCATTTCCAGTAGAAAGTCCGGCAAGATCGCTATCACGCAACCGCAAAACATCCAGCGGCATGAAAGAAAAGTCACGCAAATTGCAATCGGCTGATGTCAGCGGGGTCGGTAAGTCTGTCATGCGAACATCCCCATTTGGTCGGTTTCAGCTACCAGGGCATCGGCGCAAGCTGGATTGATCCACACGCACTCTGTCCGCAAGCCAGTGCCACGGCCGGCACTGATACGTGCGCTGGTGGTGGACTTCTGCCAATGCGCCAGCCTGGTTTCGTAGAGGGGTGATGCATAGCCGGACAGGACAACAAATCCTTCTAGCTCGAGCACGACATCCAGCAATTCGGCATGGTCGGCATCGGTCATTTCATGGCGGTAATAGCTGCGCGAGGCATCCATTACGCGGGTTTCGTGCATGTAAGGCGGGTCGACAAAGTGCAGTGTGGTAGGAGCATCGTGCTGGCGCATGACATCGATGGCCGGCCGGTTCTCAATCACGACACCGGTTAGCCGCTGTCCAGCGGCAGATACAGCGGCCGGATAGTGCGTCCATAGGTGCTGAGCGGTGCCGTATTCGCGCTTGGTGTCGATGCGAAAGCCAGTGCTGCCCTTCGTCGCGCCGGCAGAACCAAAGCCCATCTGCGCACGTATGGCGAGCCGGCGCGCCTCTTCGATTGGGTCATCGGTATGCGTCCAGGCCGCCTCGAATTCGGTACGAGCGTAAGGCGTCAGCACCAGGCTCTCAATAAGCTGGCCACGGAGAACGGGATCCCGAAGGATGCGGAAGTAATTAGCGACTGTGCCGTCCAGGTCGTTATAGACCTCGGCATAGGAACGGGGCTTTTGCAGCATGACGCCGGCGGCACCGCCGAACGGTTCCACATAGCACCGATGCTCAGGAAAAAAGGTCATGATCCAGGGCGCCAGGCGAAATTTAGCGCCGTGATACCGCAGAACTGGGCTTGTAATTTCGCTCACACAGCCCCCCCCAGCACGTCGACGCACCACTCAATCGGAGTCCTGCGGCCGGCGGTGAACAATCCAGCCGCAGCCGGCACGGTCCGCTGCTTCACCGGCATGAGTTCCTTCTTGCTTTCCAGCGGCGGCGCGATGATCTTCCGCGTTCGGTATTTCACATGCTCAGGTTCCGGCGGTTCGACTGCGGCGCCGGCCAGAAAATAGATGTTGCGGGAATTGGAGCGATCGACGGCCAGCGCCTTCCCCTGCATTTTGAAAACCTGGCCTTTGACCTGGTCGTAGGTGGCATTTGGCTGCATGGCATAGACGTTCTGCGTCAATTCCCTCAGCCCCAGCCCGTTCGGCGATACCAACAGGACGGATTTAATGGCGGCACGGATTTCACGCATTTCGCTGCGCTTCCCAAGTGGCGCTGTCATGGCTATTTCCTAGATTGACTGGCCATCGCCCAGATCATCAGGCAGACGATAGCGATGATGACGAGCGGGAAGATGAGGCATTCGTCGTTAGACATGGCTACTCCGGAATCAGTGAGATCGTCGATGGCGCATTGAAATGCTGCCGCGCCAGCGCCGCTATCGCGCGCATGCGCTGGGCGTCCGAACAGATCGGCGGGAAGTCGATCGGGCGGTAAAAATCTGCCTGGCGCCCTGCTTCGGCGGCCGGCGGCGCGCCATGTTGGATGGTGGTGTTCATGAAATCCCCTTAAATGTCGTTTTAGGTCGGCCTGACCGATAATTTAAATCTGAATGGTTATGATAAAACTTGAGGATCCGCCGGTTGTCGATAGCCTAGATCGACGCTGCGGCGATCTTCCTCCAAAGCTTCGATTGGATGTGCGCCAGCGAGATTCGTGACATGTTGCGGCTCTGAGATTTTGGGGCCATCTGCAGTAATTTCTGTAACGAATAAATCCGGCCTAGCAAGCTTTAGAAACATCAAGCGGGCTTTGGGAATACCGGTCGTCTTCCATTCAGTAACTGAAGGCGGCTTAACTTCGCAAAATATGGCAGTTGCGGAAGTTCCACCAAGAGCTTCAATGATTGAACAGGCTAAGGGGTCGAGATTTTTATCCATGCCTTACTTTAGCAATTCCTAAATCTAATGGCAAGGGTTATTTTAACTTTAAAAATATTTTAGATATTCCTAAATATTTTATTGACTTAATTTTTAGGTAGTACTAATATCTAGTCATCGGCTCAGCAAACAACCGCAGGGCCGAATCGGATACCCGCCGAGCAATGCGAGCTAAACGCGGTGACGACAGGAAGCACCACCTAACCGAGCGAGGCCGCGACCCAATGACCACCTAACGGGCGCCGCAATAGATCGGGAGCGGGATAGGGACCCGGAACTAATTCAACCAGGAGAGAACGTGGCTAACCAAAAATACGAACTGCTGCAAGACGACACGAAAGAATATTTCGGCCGGAAGATGTACCGCATTAAAGCGCTGGTTGCTGTCGGCTTATTTGTGGCTGCTGGTGATCTTGGTGGCTACGTTGAGTCGGAGGCCAATCTGCAGGTCTACGGCAATGCGTGGGTCTACGGCGATGCGCAGGTCTACGGCGATGCGCAGGTCTACGGCGATGCGCGGGTCTCCGGCGATGCGCGGGTCTCCGGCGATGCGCGGGTCTCCGGCGATGCGCAGGTCTACGGCGATGCGCAGGTCTCCGGCAATGCGCAGGTCTACGGCGATGCGCAGGTCTACGGCGATGCGCGGGTCTCCGGCGATGCGCAGGTCTACGGCGATGCGCGGGTCTCCGGCGATGCGCGGGTCTCCGGCGATGCGCGGGTCTCCGGCGATGCGCAGGTCTACGGCGATGCGCGGGTCTCCGGCCATGCGCAG